AATTATATTGATAAAGGAGTAAATGTCCAATTTATAGAATGTTTATTATTTATAATGGTTGAAATACATAATTTTAAATATAAAAAACGATTAAAAAAAATATCACAATATCAAATGAAAAAACTAAAAAAATTCTGGGATGGAGATACTAAACACCTACAAATTCATATTAATAAAACACATATAAGAATTCATCTATGTTATAATTTTGATGAAGGAGGTTTATGTGAATGTAAAAATATATATATATGTCGGAAAGAAAAACCATTTATTTCAGGGGTTTAAAGATAAATCACATATATATTCTATAAAAGAATATGGCATATATATGGAATTTAAATGAAGAAATACCTATTAAGGAATTTGGGGATAATTTTAAAGAACTTCAATCTATAATTATAAATGATATTAATAACAATATGGATTATATAAGTTCTTTCGGAACGATGAAATACAAACATATATCAAGAAATCAAAAATATAAAATTAATAATTTTATGAAATGGTGTGTTGGTTATTGGGAGGATACAGAAGAAAACCACGAATACTTTGAGCAAATAGAAATAACCGAACCAAAAATAACTTACAAATATATTAGTGAAACTGATAAATCTATTAAAATTGAAATAAATTGTAATTGTTTGTGTGGTGGAATATATTTAAGAATTTTCAAGATTTATAAATAATTATATAATATCAGTAAATATTATATGATTAATACAAAAAAAGATGTAGAAAAAATAAAAGAATATAGTTTAAGTAATGATGACTTTGATAAAATATTAGAACCTGATACAAATATATTTACTTACCCTGAATTAGAAAATGTTCGTCATATTGACGAAGTTTTTGATAGAAAAGGACGAGCAATTATGCTATATTTAACGGAAAACTCTAACAGCGGACATTGGATTAGTTTAATAAAAAAAGGAGATACAATAGAATTTTATGACCCGTATGGATTTAAAGCGGATACACAAGGTAAAAAATTAGGACTAACTGATAAAGAAGATAAAGAATTAAATACAGGAATGCCATTATTAACCAATTTGGTAAAAAAAGCGGGATATACATTAAAATCAAATAAAAGAAAATCACAACCTTATAGAGATGATGTTAATACTTGTGGTAGACATATTGTATTTAGAACTTTATTATATAAAATGCCAATGGACAGATATAATAAATTATTAGATAGTTGGGAAAATAAAGATGTGAAAAGCGATGATATTATTACTATTCTTACGGATAATATAATAAAGAATAAATAATAATATAAAAAATAATATGTCTTTATTATATATATAATGTATTCATTTTTAGGGAGTAGAGATGATAGTGGAGATTACGAAGCAGTTTATTATAATTGTGATATTGTAAATGGAAGAGTTGTAGACCAAGGTTCAGGAACAGACCCCGAAGTCCAATTTAACGAAACAAGGGATAGTCCTATGATTAAAAACGCATCTAATTATGAATTTGCCATTGTTAGATTTACGATGAATGGTGCTGGTAGGGATTTACCGATGTGGATGCCTGTAATTGAAATGGGATTAACCCCACCTGTTGTTGCGGGAGTTCAACCATCAGTTCAACAAATAGTGGCAACAAATAAATCAGTATATAAAATTACATTAAGAGCAGTATTAAATGGTGTTGAATATTATAGTAGCGAATATTCATTAAATCCAACTGGTGATACAACTGCTGGATTACCACCAGCATTAAATGGTGTAATTCAACAAGGAAATAGTTTGATATTTGTTCCCGAAGATATGGAAGCACGACGACCACTTCCACAACAGGGGGTAGCGACAACAACACAGGATACAGCAACAAGATATTATTATATTTCTACATATAAAGCAGTTGAAAGTATGGTTAATAATACTTTCGCACAAGCGTGGCAGGATATAGAAAACCAATTTACTACTGCTTTTCCATTGCTTCAAGTCCAAAGTCATTGTCCTATTATGAAATATAATTCCACCACAGGATTATTTGAGTTATATTGCGATGCTTATGGTTGGGGTAGTGATGGATTTGGTGGTGCGGGTGCGACACTTGCTAATCCAGTAATGTTGGGAGTTGATAATACCCGTAGTAATACTCTTGTTGGTTCTACTCAAACTGAAAATTGGGATATGTTTTTTAACTCAAATATGTATGGATTATTTGCTAATTTCCCAATGCGATATTGGGGTGGAGATGTTGCCACAAATAATAGAACATATCAAATTTTAACCTATGTTCCAAGATTACTTCCCGCACCACCACTTTCAACAACCGCTACTATTGGTGGTATTCCTGGACTGACTGGGACGAGTGCCGATGTAGATAATAACAGGATATTTGCTGGGAATGGAAATGCCTTAACACACGCATATCCTGGAGTTGTGGGTCCCACCGCCGTAGAGTGTATGATGGTAAAACAAGATTATTCATCAACTTCTTCATTATGGTCGCCGATAGAAAGTATTGTATTTACAACAACATTAATACCTGTTGTTAATGAATATGTTGGACAACCCCAACGATTTGGCGATTCAAATGATGCTTCAAGTTCAACAACTCAAAATGCTTTCCAACCTATAATTACTGATATTGCTTTACCGATGGGTTCGGCAGATGATTATAGACATTTTGTAGAATATGTCCCCAGTGCTGAATATCGGATGATTTCGTTATCGTCATCTAATCAAGAAATTAAAAATATTGATGTCCAAGTATATTGGAAAAATAGAATGGATGGTTCATTAATTCCAGTCCAAATGTTTAATTTAAGTTCTATTTCTATGAAGATGATGTTTAGAAGAAAAAAGTAAATAAATGCGTTTTTTATGTAAAAATCTAAATTTTTTTATATATTATATATATATAAATGAGTTTATCAAAAGATTTAAATTATGGTTTAAATAAAGAATTAAGCACACAAAAACAAATTGAGGAATGGATTGGTAGTTCAATAACAAAAACAGATACGATGAACCACTTTGATTTTAAAGTAAATGATAAAAAAATATTAATAGAATTAAAAAGCAGGAGAGTAAATAAAGATAGATATGATACCACTATAATCGGTAAAAATAAAATTGATTATGCGATGGAGAAATATAATGAAGGATATGAATTATATTTTTGTTTTAATTTCACAGATGGATTATATTATTTTAAATTTGATAAAAGTTTAACAGGATATCCAAGTAGATTTTTAAAAAGATTTGATAGAAAATGGGGACACTATGTTATTGATATAGATTGTAAAGATTTATTAAAAATATAAATTCCCTTTTTAGATTTAGGATATATATAAAAGTTAAAACGGGAATAACAAAAATATTATAATATATTAATATGGAATTGGTAAAAACAATGGGAGTAGAGGATTTAGGAGAATTACCTTTTAATCAAATTTTAACACATTATAATCAATTAAAATATTGGATAGATAATAAATTGGTTGAATTAGAAGAAAGAATAGAAAATTTTGATGATAAAAAATGGATACATTTTCATAAAATTATTAATGATAAAGATGAAAAAATAAAAGAAATGAGAGAAGAAATACAAAATGTAAGGCAAGAAAAATTTGAAAAATATGAAAATACATTAAAAGAAAATAAAGCATTACGTAGATTATTAAAAACACCTTCAATGCTAAATGCTTGATATATCTATTTAATATTAATAAATATAATATATATCTATTAATTTTAAAATAAAAAAAAAAATATATAGGATTTATAGGAAATTTAATTAAATTTATTAAAAAAAATATAATAATTAATTTTAATTTTTTATCTATCCACTATATATAAGATGTCAGCAAGTAGTGATATTCAAAGACTTTCTGTTTTTATGCCTCAAATAGTTCAACATAGACCTCGTTTCGCAGTGTATAAAGGGGCGTTGTCGGTATCTAATTCTCCATTCCAAGCAATTGCCGCCACGTCATCTCAACTTACGTTCAATATACAGGTGCCCTCCTTAAATTGCTTTATGTCCAGGGAAGTAGAATTCACAGGGTCGCCAAATATGAGTTGTTTAGTCACCGTTCCCGGCGCACAACCAGTTCAACCAACAGACCCAGCAGTTTTAACTTGGGGTCAGGATTGTGCTTTACCAGCATTTCCACTCCACCAAATGATGAATACGCTAACAGCAAATATCAATGATACCACATCCACGATTAATGTCAACGATGTTTTGTATGAAGTATTGAGGTTAGTGGATATGAAACGCAACAGATTACAAAGAACCTGTCCAACAATGTTGGATAAATATCAAGCATACGATTATGCCGTAGGTGCTAATAATAATAATCTTTCTTCCTACTGGGATGGAACTGATTATGATAATATGCCCAATGGTGCTTTCTATGATGTTGTTTTTACCAACGCCGCCGGTCAAGCGTTAGTAGGAGCATTAGCAAATGTTCCTTATAATGATGGTGTAGGAGCAGTAAATGTTAATAATAGTGTGCCTTGTTTAACCGATAGTGGTGTTTATGCTGGTGCCGCCCCCACAGGTCTTTATCAAACAACCTACAATATCTTTTACAGGTATCAATCAACAGAAAAATTAGTATTATCTCCATTTATTTTCAGCGAAATTCACGGAAACGAAACCGCATTATTCGGAATTAATAATGTCCAACTTGTAGTAAATCTAGGTAATACTCAAAGAAATTTAAGATGTGCCCCGTTAGCAAGTGGGGCGGCACTTCAACGAGGAGTGACAAATGTCCAATTCAATACTGGTGCTCCTCAAGCGTGGTCTACGTCCGTTGTTAATATTTCTTTTTACACCCCGAGTTTAGATTTGGATTTACCACCTAAATCGGTCGTGCCCTATATGGAATTCCCAAGATATATTACAGGTAATCTTGCTAATGTTCTTCCTAACGCAACCGCAACTTTACGAAGTAATACCATCACTTTACCACAAATCCCCGATATGTTAATTTTGTATTGTCGTCCTCAAACTTATGGAGATGCGGTGCTTGGTATTAATGCTAATACACGAGGTGATTGGTATTTACCTATAACTAACATAAATATCAATTTTGATAACTTCTCGGGACTTTTGAGTTCACATACAGCAGAGCAATTGTATGCGATGTCGGTTGATAATGGTTTAGATATGGATTGGAATACTTGGAATGGACAAGCAGTAGTAGCAAATAGTAGACCAGTAAATCCTGTTGTATTAGGAAGAACACAAGACGGAAATCGTGTTCCAGCAGTAGGGGGATTTTTAGTATTAAAACCTTCAAAAGATATTCCATTACAATCAGGACAAGCACCAAGTGTAGTAGGAAATTATACATTCCAATTTAATGCCACCGTATTTAACCAGTCAGGTGCGGTTGTCTCTCCAGCACTTTATGTAATTGCCGTTAATTCAGGTTTTTTTGAAACCCAAAGTGGAAGTTCTAGGATTTTGAAAGGAATTCTTAACGAACAACAGGTCATTTCTGCTCCTCGTGCGATGGATAGTGCTAACCTACGTCGTTATGTAGGCGGTAATTTCTTATCATCATTAGGAACTGCTTTATCCAAAGTAGCACGTAATCCAGCAGTTCAATCAGCAGTTGGTCAAATGGCAAAATCCGCATTAGGTAAAGGAGGAAATGTTGCTGGTGGGGTGGGATCAATGGCAGGTGCTGGTAAAAGAAAATCCAATCTTGCCAATTTACTTCAAAAAAAATATATATAGGAATAATTTAGAAATTTAAAAATATTATTAATATAAAAAAAATATATCAGTAATATATATAATGTCTAACGCAAATGATAAAAACCCACAAACGAGAGAAGATGAATTTGATGGAGTGACAATTGGTAATAATGGTGATTGTAATATAGGTTATGATGGCACATCATTAAATTTAAAAAATACAGATGCCAATGGTGATGTAAATATATTATCAGCAGATGGAAGTATATTAGAAATTGTCGGAGGTGTGAGTGCGGATATAGAATTACGAGCAAATGGGAATGGTGGAGTTGGTCTTATGAGTGGAAATTTAGGTGGTGGAAATGGTGCGATTTCTTTTTTTACTCTTGGTAGAGTTGTTGCGGATGCTGGAACACAAGTCCAATTCGTAAGTCCATTATTAGTAATGGATTGTGCTGGTGTAGATTTTGGAGCATTAGGCGATGAATATACAGGTGTTATACAAGACAACGGAGATAGAAATGTCCAATGTGCGAGGTTATATTCTCAAACAAACGGAATTCTTTGTCTTGATGCCCAAAGTGGTTATGTCCGTGTAAATTATACCTGTTCTAACGCCGTTGTTGGAGCAAATGTAGTTCAGTTTCCAGTTCAAAGTTGGGAGGCAACCGACGCACAAACTCAACAACTTCCGTTTGTTTGTGATTTATTTATAACTTTTGCGAATGATGGAGATGCTATGAATGTAGAAGCAGTAGATAATCCAATAAATCAAGCACAAGTAGCAAATTCTATGACCTTTAAAGGTATTGATAATGGAGGAGGACAACACGCAATTCCACTCAATGGTGTTGGTGGATTACTTGGTGGTGTTAATGATATGGGTGGATTAGGAAGAGGAAATTTAAATTTAGTATCAAACAACGGAAACGCAGACCAAAAACTCCATTTAAGGATTAGTAGTTATGGTAATCAATTGGGCGTGGCACAAGAATTATTAGTAGAAGTTGTAGGACTCGGTCCTGATGGAACTGGTGGTGGGGCAACATCGGTGATATTAGCAACACCAGCATAATTAATATTTATGTAAAAATATATTTAAAAATTATTTTCTTACATTAATATATAGAATGGACGAAAACGAGAAAAAACTTTTAGAATTAAAAAGAGAAAAAAAAGTTAAATTTGACGAAAATTTAGAATTAAAAATTCGTGATTATGTTGATAGATGCGTAGAACGAAAAATAGAAAGTATAAAAGAAAAATTAATTACAGATTTATTAAGTCAAATGGAGAAAGATTACAGGGAACTTGCTGGTTATTGTGAAGGAAAAAAAACAAAAGAAGCATTGGAAAATGTAGTGATTTTTTCAAAAGACGCACGAGTTAATGGACAATTGGTATAAATAATATCTTTATATATATAGATGAAAGGTAAGAATGATGATATATTTATAGCACAGCATACATATATTACATTATTAGAAGAACGAATAACTAAAATAGAAAAACAATTAAAAAAAATGGAAATAAAAAATTATAAATTAACCTGTAAGAATGTAATATTATTCAAAAGATTACAGGAATTTAGAAAACCATTAACTCCATTTGATAAAGGAAATAGTGATTAATTTTTTTCGGGTTTAAAGTTTAAAGATATTATATATATATAATATATATAATGAAAAAATTACAATTATTAAATAATTTAATAAAAAGAACTCCCAAATTTTCAGGTTGTGGATATAATGCCATACCGAAAAATATGAAAGAATTAGAACAAATACGGGGTAGTTTTAATAAAGTAAATGGATTAAGAAAAGAGGAATTAACATATCAACAAAATATGGTAAAATATTATACAAAAAAATATCCGAATTTAGATAGTAAATAAAAATTAAAATATAAAATTATAATGTAATTTTATATTATAATGAATTTTGAGGGGTGTAGATATTATCAACGAACATTAACAAGAAAATATACGATGAGTGTAGAAAGAGAAAATATAGTATTAAATAGAAAATTAAGTAAAGTATTACGGAATCAGGCAAAATTATTTAGAGATTTACAAGAAGCAAAATCAAATGTAGGAGCATTGGAATTTGAGGTTCAAAATTGTCACACCACTATAAAGGATTTAGAAGGAGAAGTTGAGGACTTACACCAAAAAGTATATTATTTACAAACAGAATGCGACCCCGAAAATGACCCATACGAAGAAGTAGAAAAAGTAGAAGAAGTAGAAAAAGTAGAAGAAGTAGAAGTAGAAGAAGATTTAGAACCAGCAGAAAACGAGGTGAATGAAGAACCAGCATTAGATATGTCTAATAGTGATTACGAAAAAGAAAATGAAGAATGTAATGTTAGTGCGAGTGGTGAATGTGAATGCGTAAAATCTGTTGGTGTTTTAGAAGTAGCGGATTGGACATACGAAATGCCTTGGTCGCAAATTGCTAGATATTAATTAATTATTATTAAAATTAGTTTTCGGGGTTTAAAGATAAACCACATATATATTCTATAAAAGAATATGGAGTTTAATCAAGATTTACTGACTAAATGTATAGAAGAAGATATGAAAAAACCAATTATAATCCCAGCGGATATAAACTATAATGAATATACTGAAACTGAAATATACGAACAATTAATTAATCAAGGGAAACCTTTGAATATTCATAAATATTGTTTGGTAATGGAATTAAAAAAGAGATTAGAAAAGTTAAATGGAGAAGAAATATATTTAAACAAAGAAATTAAAAGAGTTGAGGAGTTATTACAAGAAGTTTATGAAGAGAAAGACGAACTTGAAAACGAAAATGAAAAATTAAAATTAAAATGTAGAGCAGTTAATGGAAAATTTGATTGTAATAATTGTGGAGATAGACCAGCACATAAACATTCAAAATATACTCTCTATGATAAAACTGAATATTGGTATTATCTTTGTGATGAATGTGAGGAAGAACAGAAAATATTAACTGATATGACCGATGATGAATATTATGATAAGAACAGATTTATTTTTAAGAGAAACGGAGAGTATGCTGGATGAAATGTAAGAAAGTATAACAATTTACTTACATTATGTAATAAACTTACATAATATAAGGTATATACGAGTAAAAATCAATTGATTTTTACTATTAAACAACTATATAACAGGAACTTTCTTACAATAAGTAAATTAATAAATATATAATGGTAAAAAAAAATATAATTATATTATATAGATGAAAAAGGATATTAAAAAAATGTTATGTAGTAAAAATGTAGATAGAAAAAAAGAAAATAAGATTGTAATTATAGCGAAGGGAAAAGAATTTAATTATACTAATACTGAAATGGCAAAATGGTTATTAAATAATCATACATCATTTAAAAAAGAAGATATAGTTTTAGATTGTTGTAAGGGTGGTGGTGCTTTTTATGATAATATACCGAATGTATTAAAAAAGGATTGGTGTGAAATAGATTTAGGAAGAGATTTTTTTGATTATAATAAAAGAGTTGATATTTGTTTATCATATCCTCCATCGGTTCCGAGAAAACTATTTTGGGGTTTTATGGAAAAAGCAATGAGTATAACTAACAGGAAAATTTATTGGTTAATTAATGTTAAAACATTAAATACATTTACACCAAGACGATTAGATAATATGAAAAAACAAAAATGGTTTATTCAAAAATTCACAATTGTGCTGGACAGGAGGTGGTTTGGTAGATATATGTGGTTGGAATTTGGTAAGGAGGACAAGGGGTTTGTAAGTTATAATACCAAATCTTATTGAAAGACCTTTTAAGATTTAAGACATATATAAACAGCGAAAAGGGAATATATTACATTATGTAAATAATATAAAAAAAAATGTATTATAATATATATAGAATGAGAGTTAATGAATATATGTTAAATTTACATAAACTATTTATTGTAAAAAAAGATGTAGTAGAAGCAACTGCCACAAAATATATTAAAAATCTTTATTTACTCAACAATAAAAAATCATTTAATAATTTATCTTTTTTAAAAAAAGTTGATGATATAAATGATAGAATTAAACCTTATGCTTTAACAACCAAGAAAAGTTTAATAATAAGTATAGTATCAGCATTATCGTTAGTTAAAAATAGACCAAGTTTTAAAAAAATATATGATTATTGGAGTGAAAAATTAAATGAAAAGAAAGGCGAGTTGGATAAAAAAAGAGGTGTGATGTCTTTAAAACAGGAAAAAAATTGGGAAACGTGGGAATATATAGAAAAGAAGAAAAATGATTTAGAAGAAGAAATTAAGGAATTTTGTGGAAATAAATTAATATCAAGAAATCAATATAATAAACTTTTACAATATGTAGTATTAGCATTATATACCTGTATAGCACCAAGACGAAATAAGGATTACCAAGAAATGTATGTTGTAAAAAAATATACAAATAAAAAAGATAATAATAAAAATTATTATGATTTTGAAAATAAACAATTAGTATTTAATAATTATAAAACATCTAAAAAATATGGACAACAAAAAATAAATATAGAAAATAATAAAGAATTATTATACGCATTAGAATGCTATTTAAAACACCATCCGTTAAAGAAAAAAAGAATGAGTAGAAATACAGAGTTTAGACTTTTAGTTAATAATGATGGTTCTTCATTACCAAGTGTTAATAGTATGACGAGATTATTAAATAGAGCATTAGGAAAGAATATAGGAAGTTCTATGTTAAGACATATTTATTTAACATCAAAATATAAAGATGTTAAAAATGAAATGAAAGATGACGCAAAAGATATGGCACATTCAGTATCACAACAAAAAGATTATGTTTTAGAAAAACAATAAAAATTTTTTTTATATTATTAATATATATATGAGTAGAGCAAACAACTTAAACACACAGACTAAAAATGAATATCATAGTGTATCAGCAAATCCACAATTGGTAAATATTGGTAGAGCATTTGGAAATTTAACATCTGTTGCCTTAGCAACAAGAAGTTCTAATTATATGGTAGATTTAGGTGATAACGAACAGGCAACCATCACTCTACCAATTGCTACTGGCGAAGGAGTTGTATTGAATGGTTATATGACTGCTTTTGATGTTGGTGGAAATCAAGCAACATTAAACTTTGCGTCGCAAGATGGTAGCACAAGTATTTTTCTTGCTCACACGGCAGGTTCAGCAGGTGTCCCCGGTGCTGGTGCGATAAGTGTGATATCAGGACACGCCACATTAGGAATACGACAAACGGCGGCAACGGCGTGTTCGTGTTCGTGGTCGGCATATTCTGCTACTTCTATGGGTAGTAATAATTACAGAGATTGGGTGGTTGTAGTAAGAAATCTTACAAATGGGGCAATAGTATAAATTTAATTTTTAATTAAAAATATTTAAAAAAAATATTTTTTAAATAAATATATTTGGTAATAGTATATAATGAGCAATGCTAATGATTTACAAGCACAAACAAGAAATCAAGATGTGGTGACGGCAGGAAGTTTAGCGAAAGCACAATCATTCGGAACAGGTGCGACTATAAATGTAGCACAAGGCGAACATTTATTATTAGATATAAATTGTGCGTCCGCAACAACTACTATTAATTTACCAACGGCAAGTTCGGTATTACATACAGGCGTCGTTGTTGATGCTTATGTATATGGAGATACAGGAAATCCAGCGACTTGGTCTTTGGTAGTAAATGCTCCCAGTAATATATCTTATCAAGTCCTAAATAATTCTACTCAGGCGGCACCGCTGGTTGTGGTTTCCACAAGGTCAACAGTCGCTACCGCCACATTAACTTATGACCAAGAAGCAGGTGGTGTGGGTGCCGCCTTTGCTTCTTCGGCATTATTACAAATTAGGTCGTGTGGCACCGTAGGTTATACAATTACGGTGACAAGTTATAATATGGCAGTAGCATAAAAAAAATAATAATTTATACTTAAAGATAAAAATATTATATATATATATAATATAGAATGGCAGTTAATAAAGCAAATATGAAATTAAATAATATTATTCAAATTCAACAAAAAGTTCCGATATCTCAACCTGTAAATTTACAAAAAAAAATTGAAGAACTAACACAACAATTAGAAGAAAGAAATAAGCGTATAGAAATAATAAAAAAGCAAAAAAGAAAATATGCTAAATCAGGTAAAGGTAGAATAGCACAAAAAAAGGCAAGTGCTAAATATTGGATGAAAATAAGAAGCGGAAGACCACGAGGACGACCGAAAAAAAATGTATAGTAATTACAGCATAATAATAATTTAATTAAATTATATATTAATTTAATTAAAATTTAATTAAATTAAGGGTTTAAAGAAATAATCTTATATATATATATAG